TACTCAATTACACCTATGATTCCCCAACTGAATCGTGAAGTTCAAGATACAAAACACATTGTTCCTGAAGATTCTATGCAATCATGGGTCCGTGGAGGTTTACCTTCAAGACAAATTGTTCGTAATGCTGATTACATGAAAAGATGTCAAGAAAAACAATAATTTTAAGATAAATTTATTTAAATTTTTTTTTTAAATTAAATAAAATATTATGACTTGTTCGATATGTTTTGATAAAATTAAAGTATCAAAAAAAATAAATTGTTCTCATATATTTTGTTATGATTGTATAAACAAATGGTATAAAAAATCAGATAAATGTCCAATTTGTAGACAAACATTTACATTAGATTATATTCATCGTTATGATACACGATTAAATAATTTCAATAAAAATAAAGAATATATTTTAAATAATTTAAAAATTTTAATGGATGATTATGATTTTATAATGTTAGATTATGATGAAAAATTAGAAAGATTTAACAAAATTTTAGAAATTATTTATGAAAATAAAGTTTTGTTAAAAAATGAAAAGTTTAAAAAGGTAGTTATCGATAAATTAAATTATCTAAAAGAATTGGATGAATTTATTGGATTTTATTGGGCACAAAAAATATATTAAAAATTTTTTTTTTTTTTAATTAAATAATTAAATAATTATTATAATATAAATAATATAAATAATATAAATAATGAATGATTTAAAAGATTTTCAAAAACAAATGGATCAAATAAATGATAAACAAAATATGGGTCCTGGATTATATAGATTAAGTATGGCACAAAGAGATAATAAACCAGCATATCCATGGGCACCAACTATGATTTCTCAAAGAGGGGGTGTATCAACGGTTGAAGGTGTATCTTTAATTGATATTGATTCTGAATTAATGAATATTACAAGAGTAAATTCTAAAGTTCCTTCAATGCATTATCAACCAAATGAAGATAAAGCATTAAGTTTAAAACATGTTGAAGATGGTGGATTTCATTCTGAAAGTGAAAGATTAAATAATCCTCCATCTCTCTTAAGAGGTCAAACTAAAAATAGATGGGAACCATTATGTATTGATCCTCAAGCAAATGCGATTGAACCTTTTGAAAGAAGAATTGGACAAGATACATATTTATCACAGATTGATAATTATAAACCCTGTTAATAATTATCTAAAGGTTATATTAATTATTTAATATTATTATGGATAATATTTTTTTAACTGATAAAATAGTTTTAAGTGATAAAAAACTATTTTATGAAGATAAACTTATTAAATCTCACAATTGGCATCATTTATTAAAAGATTATGGATGGGAAAAATTACATAAAACCTGGATTAAACGATTAAATACATTTTTAGATAAAGATTTTAAAAGTAAAAATTCATTATTTGGTTGTTTAGATTGTGGTGGCGATGGAGATTGTTTATTTCATTGTTTAAGTTATGCAATTAATGATATTACTGATATTGACTTATTTTCTATTGATTCAAATTCATTAAGAAATGATTTATCAGAATCAATTACAATTGAAAAATTTAAAGAAATAATTGAAATATATAAAATTTTAAATGAATCAGGTGATTTTGATGAATCATGGGATCCTGAAACAATCACATATGAAGAATTTAAAGAAAAAATTGTTGAAGGAGGAAATGAATATTGGGGTGATAATATTTTAATTAATCTATTAAAAGAAATATTAAATGTTAATATTTTTATCTTAAATAGTAATGAATTTACAAATGAATTTTACAATTATCCATTAATGTATGATTATAATAAACAATTAAAAACAATAATATTATTATATGAAAACAATATTCATTTTAAATTAATCGGTTATTTTAAAGATAATAATATGATTTATTATTTTGATAATGAAAACTTACCTGAAGAAATATTAAAGTTAAATAATTTAATAAGATAATTTAAAATAAATAAAATATTTTTTATATTAACAATTAAATATAAATGGAAGCAGCAGTGTTACTTGGATTAATAGGTGCTGGATATTTAGTCAATAAATCAAATGAAGAAGGACAACCTCAAGAAATAGATGTAAATAGACAAATTAATTTCCCAAATGGTGATAATATTTACAATTCTGAAGAAATCGATAAAAATGAACGAATGATTCAATCAAAATTAGAGAGTAACTATGAAGAAGCACAAAATAAACATTCTAAACTAGTAAATCCTTTAGATCCTAAAAGAAATTTAGCATTTCCTCAAAAAGATTTTAAAGAAGGTTATGATAATTTAACATACAGTAGTGCTAGTGGAGGATACATATGTCAGGATGATTTTCTAACAAATGATCAAGGTGTATCTGTTGCACCATTTTTTGCTGGATCTGGACCAAATATTAATTTTGATGATACGAGAGCATTAAGTCGAACACAGGGTGGTGAAGACTTTTATCAAAATAAAAGAGAAGTTGAAACGATGTTTTGTCCACAAAGAGATATAGGTAATGTTCATGGTGGTGATTTTAGAGGAGATGAATCTAGATATAATCAAAGTATGTATGTTACTAGTGAAAGACCATTTGAACAGGAAAGAGAAGCACCTATTGATAGTAAATCAGGGTTTAATGGTGATGTTTACAGAGCAATTGCTGAAAAAAGAGGTGTTGATAATTTAAGAACAGCAAATAATCCTAAGTTAAATTTTGAAGGAAGAGTTTTAAGTGGGAAAGGAATTTCAAAAAGAGGTGAAGAAGGTGTTGTATTTCAACATCATCCTGAAAAATTTTATCAAAACTCTCCAGATAGATATTTTACAACAGTTGGTGCTGTAACCGAAAGAACTTTAAGACCTGAACAAATTATCCCTGATACGAATCGTATGCATTTCAATAAACAAGAAATGGGTCCAGCGGCACCTGCTGTAATGAATGCTGGTGAAGAAAGACCAAGTTTTAAAAAATCATTAAAAAGACAATTTGGTACAGATACTGTTAGAAATGCAACTGTTGAAAATCCTTTTGTTGCTACAGATTTCCATAAACAAGGATACAGAGCATTACCAAATGAAAGAGATGTTACAACTTTAAGAACATATGATAGTAATATAAAATCAGAATTTTCTCAACAAACTATGGGATTACAAGATGAACTAAAATCAACTAAAAAACAAACAACAATTAATTCAAAAAATAATGGTTATGTTCAAAACACTGTCGTTAATTCAACACTTGGATTACAAGATAATCTTAAAACAACTAAGAAACAAACCACAATTAATTCTAAAAATAATGGTTACATAAGTAATCTTGGTTTTGAAAATAGAACATCTGGATATGAAAGACCAGAAACAACTACAAAAGATACAAATCTATATGATTACACAGGTAATGCCGGGGGATATGTTAAAGGTGATATGTTACAAGATAATTATAAAAATGCAGAAACGAATCCGACTAAAGAAATTATTGCTCAAGGACGTGCACCGACTCTTAATAATGTTAAGATTGCAAATGGTATGGATAAAATGAATGTAACAATTGATAAATTGGAAGTTGATTATATGAACCATAGATTAAATGGTGTTGATAAAGTTTATCAAGAAATACCAACTGATAATAATTGTGAAATAACTACAATGAAAGATAGATTAGAAGATATGTCTATTGCTGATCGTATTGATCCCGATTTATTAAATCCATTTAGACAAAACCCATACACACAACCATTAGAATCATTTTCATACTAAAAAATTTCTAAAATTATTATATAATGCCAAAAAAAAGCAAAAACAAACACAAAAACCAAAAACAAAAGCAAAATAAAAAACAAAGGAATCAGTCAAAAAGAGCAAAAAAAAGAGAAAAAAGATCTAGAAATATAAGAAAGAATAAAGTAATGGGTGATGAAAGATTAAAAGAATTAACCCCTCAAATATTTTTAAGATTACCTAAAAAAAGAGAATTTTTAAGAAATATTTCAAGAAAAAATTTCTCAAAACGAAATATTAATGGTGATATTGAATCAAGAAATATTTCACAAGAAAATAAAGTTGTGAACGTTGAAATAGTAAAAAATGGTAGAGTAATACGAAAAACACGTAAATTCAAAACAATTGAAAAAGCAAATGAGTTTTACGATAATTTTTGATTTTTGATAAATTTATTTTTCTTTATTTTTTTATTGATATTATTAATTTTATTATTATTAATTTTATGGAAAATGAAAATACCGAATATAAATCAGGAGATGGAGATGATTTTACAATATTTTTATTTTCAGAAAAACCTAAACAACCTAATACAATTAAATTAGAATTAGATAATAAAGATCCAAATGTAAAAATAGGATTAACTATCTTTCAAGAATTATTAATGATTTTTACTTTAGGTATTAAATATTTATTTGGTGAAGGTAAAGATCATGTTGATATATCTAAATTATCTTTTGAAGATTTTGAATTAATGAATCGTTATTTTAAATCAATGGGTTTTGAAATATTTTTAAAAAAGTTTAATATATCAGAATATTTAGAAAATATTAAATTACCCAATTATTTTAAAGATCAACATTTAATAGAAGACAATACATTATTGAAAGATATTTATTATGAAACAACATTCGATCTAACAATTTATAGAATATATTTTGATTTTTTAAGTTAATTTATATTAATTTAAAAATGAAAAATAAAATATTTATCTAAGAAAATGGAAGATCCTAACTCATCAATATTTTCATATGCGAAAATGGAATATACAAATCAACTTATAGATACATTATCACCCCATATATTCGATGGTGTTAAATCTGTATATGAAGAAGCAAAAACTGCTAATTTAAAAAATCAATCAAAATCAGTATTAATATTTTTCAGATTATTTTTAGAAAAAGTTCCTTCTTGGAGTAATGAAATAATTGAAACTGAAACTCAAAGAATTATTGAAGTATCATGTTGTGATTGGTTAGATGATTTAATTATGGCAGTTTTTATTAGTCACACTAAAATTCTAACATCAATAGGATCAAATCAAAATGCAAATATAGATTTAACAATACCTAAAACTGTAAATTTCATACATAAATGTTACATTAATATTGCTCGTGAAATATGGAAAAATCCATATTTATATAACGAAAATATCAATGGGACAGATTATCAGAGAAATATGCACACAATTGAAACAATAATTAAAGATGGAATTGAAAATACGATAAGAAGACTATTACCTATTAAAGAAATTCTTAAAAAACATTTAGATACATATGAAAATAATAATCTTGAACAACAAAAGAAAAGATTAACAACTGATTTTAAAGAACTTTTATTAAATGAATTAAAAGAATTGAATTTATTAAACACTCAAAATAAGAGTAAAAAAAAGAAAAAGATAAAAAATATCGAATATGAATCTGAATCAGATAATGATGATAATGATGAAAATAATGATGATGAAAATAATGATGATGAAAATAATGATGATGAAATTAATGATGATGAAAATAATGATGATGAAAATAATGATGATGAAAATAATGATAATGATAATGATAATGATAATGATAATGATAATGATAATTTTGTTGAAGATAATAATGATATAAAAGAAGAAAATGATACAAATAATGATAATATAACTATGGATATAAGAGAAGAACCAGAACCTATTATAAATACTCATCAACTAGATTATGATTCTCCAGATGAAGAAACTATTCAAAAAAATTGTGAAAATATTGAAATAAATGATATTCCCGATGTAACAAAAGAATATAGTGTTGGAAATATTCAAGAAGAAAAATATGATAATGTTGATATATCAAACGATAATGAGAAAAAAGATAATCGTAGTGATTTATTAAATTCGTTTATGCAAAATTTACCAGAGAAAAATCCTGTAACATTACAAGAAAATAAAAAAGAAGAAAAAAAAGAAGATGATATATTTTCTGTTATAAAAGAAAAAGATCCCGAACCTGTGAAAAAAGAAAATATAATTAATAAATCTAATAATTTATTAAACAACCCAGAACCAAATAATGATCCATTAATGAATCCTAATTTAAATATAAAAGAAAATAAAATTGAAGAAAAAGTTGAAGAAAAAGTTGAAGAAAAAGTTGAAGATAAAGTTGAAGGATCAAAAGAAGTTAATAATAAACCTAATTTTAGTTTATTAGAAGAAATACCTGAAGATAATGAAGTAAAAATTGTAAAACAGGATAATAATATGAAAAATAATGATTTAAAAGAAATTATATCAGTATCAAAAATCGATAATACAGATACAGAAACGGTTGATGATTTTTTTAATGATGTAACGAAATTATTAGAAGAAAAAGGTGAGAATATTAATAAAGATGTAAAAAGTTATACATTATTTGATGATGCGGGGGAAAAAGAATAATTTTGTTATAAATCATTAATTATTTTGTTTTTTTAAATAAAACGATAAATGTTAGAAAATAACTTAATTTTTAGTTTAATTGTTAGTTTTGTGATTTCTTCTATAATGTATTGCATTAATTATAAAAAAGATACTTTAAATGAAGAAAAAAGAAATGAAATAATTATATTATTTGGAGTTACATTTACAAGTATATTTCTATTCAGAATATTATCTCAAAATAAGATTACACAACCTTCTTCTGGTGGAAATTTATCATCTGTAAATTATAAACCTCCTTTTTAATTATTTTAAAGAATAATATGATTTTTTTGGAAACTTACTTTTTTTAACACGATAATCTTTAAAAATAAAGTTTTGAATAATATATGATGGTAATGAATATTCAGCATTTTTAGCAATACTAATATACATATTAAAATCATCATCTAAATCATACAAACTTTTTCCATATTTATCACAAGTCATGCTATAAATAAAATTTATAAATAATTGTTTTTCTTTATAATCTTTTTTTTTATCAAAATTAATCACATCTAAAATAGTAATTGCTAAACGACAAAGATCAAAATTATAATTTGGTTTTATATTTTTTTCTTTATTTTCTTTATTTTCTTTATTTTCTTTATTACTATCGAATAATAAAGAATTATAAGGTTTTGTATATTGACCTTCTGCTTCACCATGTTTATTAAATGTATCATTAAAGAATAATTTATTATGATATGTAAATATACATCTCCCAAAATCAATTATTTTAAATAAATACCCATAAGTTGGTACTTTAAAATATATATTATTAAATTTATAATAAAGATATTGACGATCTGTTTTTTTATACATTACATTATTAACATGTAAATCATTATGTGTAAATTTATATTTCTTTTGTAAGTATGCTAAAGCAAATGAAACTTGGAATATACATGATTTAATTATTTCAACTTTAAAATCATTATCATCTATAATATCTTCTAATGTCCCTTCTAATTTTTCTATAAAAAATTGTTGACATGGTATATTTTTTAAATTCGCAATATAATCATCATTTCTTGATATATCACTATCATCTGAGAAACTATAATCACTTGATGAAATACTTCTTTTATCTTGAGATCCACTATCAGAACTATTGTCTGATCCACTATCAGAACTATTGTCTGATTCACTATCTGACATATACATATCTATTGAGAATAATCCCCGTTTAATATTTTTATGAAACCATTCTTCTCTTTTAAATTCATCATAATCTTCAGATATATCATAATTAAAACTAGTTTTTATACCATTTACTGAACCATAAAATAATGGAAATGATGGAATCTTATCATTATAAGTTATTTCAGATGATATATATGAAAAAAATGTATCAATATATGCTGTATTATTCATATCATTTATTTTTGTCATAGTATTATAATTATAACAACTTGGTAAATATGGATTTCGATTAACTTTATTATTATAATTATTCATCATAAAATGAACTGGATCAAGTAAAGGGATACTTTTACAAAAAACAGATTGTTTTTTTAAAACATTATTTTTTAGATCATAAATATCAGCATCTAAAAAACTATTTGATGTGTAATATTTTTTATTTTCAGAAAGATAAATATTTTTTAATATATAATTTCTTTTAAGATCAAAATATCGATGTGATTTTTTTGTATTATGTAAATGGAAATACAATGAAAAATAAGGTTGATAAATTTGTATTTCTTTTAAATTTAAAATCTCTTTACAATCTTTTTTAAGTTTATTAAATTCTTTAACATCCCATTTATAATATTGAATATTATTCATAATTAAAAATTTAATACACTTTATTTTACAATAATAAACTTAGATGTTAAAGTTTATTTTTTAAATAAAATATTTAGATTAAATATAATACAATATGGAATTACAATTAAAGAAATTTGATATAACACAAATAAAAGATGATAAAGTAGTTGTTTTAATTGGTAAAAGAGATACTGGTAAATCTTATTTATGTAAAGATATATTATACTATCATAGTGATATTCCTGTTGGGCAAGTTATTTCAGGGACTGAAGGTGCTAATCAGTTTTACAGTAAAATTGTCCCTAAATTATTTATTCATGATGAGTTTAATACAAATATTGTTCAAAATATGCTTAAAAGACAAAAATTAATGATTGATAAAATAAATGATGGAGAACAAGTTGACCCAAGAGCATTTTTGATTTTAGATGATTGTTTATATGATAATTGTTGGGCAAAAGATAAATTTATGAGATCAGTTTTTATGAATGGAAGACATTATAAATTACTATTTATGTTGACTATGCAATATGCTTTAGGTATTCCTCCTAATTTAAGAACAAATATAGATTATGTATTTATCCTTAGAGAAAATTATGTTAGTAACAGAAAAAGATTATATGAACATTATGCTGGTATGTTTCCATCATTTGAAATGTTTTGTCAAGTAATGGATCAATGTACCGAAGATTATGAATGTTTAGTAATTAATAATAATGCTAAATCAAATAAATTAACAGATCAAGTATTCTGGTATAAAGCAGATTCACATCCTGAATTTAGAATCGGCGCTGATTCATACTGGGAATATTCAAAAAATAATTACTCAAATGAAGAAAGAATTGATGATGATCAATTTGGAGGAAAGAAAAAGAATCCAGTTGTTGTTAATAAATTATATTAAAAAATTAATTAGATTATAATTATTCTAATACCGAACAGCACGTGCGGCATTTAAGAATCCATCTTTAGTTCTTTCTTTAACATTTAAAATTTCTTTAGAAACTTCATTACCATTTTCGAATTTCCCAACAACAAATGTTGGGAAACCTTTTACCATACCTTTAAAATTTTTGAAATCACTACTCTTATCTTCAACTAAAGCAAACTCAACAGGAGTTCCCATAGATGTTTTAACACCAGAAGTATTCATTGCTTCTTTGAATGGTCCAAGTGCTTTTTTAGACCATCCACACCAATCACCATAAACCATGTATACTTTAACCATCTTATTAGAACCTTTCGATGGTTGCGATGGTTGAGATGGTTGCGATGGTTTAGTTAAATTAAATAAACCATCTTTTTTCTGTATAGGCATAGAAGGTGTGGATGGGGTTTGACCTATTGAAGAAGGTAAACCTCCTTTAGCAGAAGGATCAAATGTTTTCATTGAAGAATCAATAGGGGCACCCTGTAATTGTTCATCTGAGAAAAAAACAAATGATTTTGTTGGTTCTACTTTTGCTTTACCAAAACTTAAATTTGTTGAATAATCTTGTTGCATTGAAGGAGGCACATTAAATCCATAACTGCTATTAGCATCTGCTAATAATAATGATCCAGGATTATATCCTTGAACACCGCCTCTAGGCATAGGTTTAGGTCCACCAGTTACAACATTCTCTACTTTTTTTTCAGCACTTTTTACACCATCAACTACATCATCAACTAAACCTTGACCATTTAAAAATTGCTCAACATTTTTACTCGTACATTGAGAAATAATCAATAAAAAACCTAAAACTAATAATAATCCGTAAATATCTTTCATTTTATATTATAAAAAATATTTTTTTTTTATTATTAAAAAAAAAATGATTAATTAAATAAAATATTTATAAAAATTTAAGATCTTCTAATTTCCAATATTCATAACCACTTGAAATTGGTCTTTTAATTATAAAAGGAATTTTTTTTTGTTTTAATTCTTCCATCGCAATTTCATAAACCGAAGAATATGATTTAGGATTCTTTAATAACGGAATAGCACCATTTGCTAATTGCTGTGCTCTTTCAGATATAACACGTGTTTTCTCATATTTATTTAGAAAAGGGGATGTAATATAATCTTTCTTTAATTTTTCATAATTTGTATTAAAATTGTTAAAATCTTCAGGTTGTTGAAATATTGAATCATTCGTTTCATTTAATTCATCTAAATTTTCTTCATCTGACAGTGAACCATATTTTTCTTCATCCATTTTCAAAAATTATTACTTTAATATATATTTTAATATATTTTTCAAATTTTTTAAATATTTAATTATTTTTCCATTTTTGATTACAATATTTACAAACATATAAATATTTTAGATTTTCATGATCATACTTTATATATAGTATATCAGAAGGTTTATTTTCTTTAATAGATTCACAATCCTGGTTAATACATTTAATATTCTTATTATCTTTTATTGATGGTAATGTTATATCATAAATTAAATTTTCATTATGGTTAATTGTTTCACTTAAATCAATATTAAATTCATTACTATATATACATTTTCCATCTGAATAATCTTTTTTTCCACCACATACTTTACATCCTAGATATAATGATTTATTTTCTTCATCTGAATATATGTATAATAGATTATCACAATTATCACAAAAGTTTACTTCCATTTCTTTATAATAAATAATTTATATTTTATTAAATAATTTTTTTAAAAATTCAAATTTGAAAATTATTACTTAAAAAATATATAGAAAATATAAGTGAATAAAAGTATATCTTAATATAATAGTGATAATAAATAAATTAATAATGAAAATTGAACAAGATTTAAAATTAGATTTCAGTGATGTTCTTATTCGTCCAAAAAGAACCACAATAAAATCAAGGAATGATGTAAATTTAAAAAGAGAATTTAAATTTCCTCATTCACCTCAAACATTAAATTGTGTTCCTATCATGGCATCAAATATGGATACTGTAGGGACTTTAGAAATGAATGCGGTACTTAAAAATTATGATATAATAACATGTTTTCATAAATTTATTAGAAATACACATTATCCAAATAATGATGAAAACCAAAATAATTATTTCGTATCTATTGGTATTAGGGATGAGGACCTACAAAAAATTACAAAATTATATCATAGTGATCCTAAAAAATGTAATATGATTTGTGTTGATGTTGCAAATGGATATATGCAACAATTAGTTGAATTTTGTCAAAAAGTAAGAGAATTAATTCCTCATTGTATTTTAATTGCTGGAAATGTTGTTACAAGAGAAATGACTGAAGAATTAATCATTAATGGTAAAGTGGATATTGTTAAAGTTGGTATTGGTTCTGGATCAGTTTGTACGACCCGTATTCAAACCGGTGTTGGAATGCCTCAACTATCTGCTATTATTGAATGTGCTGATGCGGCACATGGTTGTGGGGGACATATTATTAGTGACGGAGGAATTACTTGTCCGGGGGATGCTTCAAAAGCATTCGGTGCTGGAGCAGATTTTGTAATGCTAGGTTCCATGTTAGCAGGTCATGAAGAATCAGGTGGTGAACTTGTTGAACAAGATGGAAATAAATTTAAAGTATTTTATGGTATGAGTTCTGATACAGCAATGAATAAACATTATGGTGGTGTTAATAAATACAGATCATCTGAAGGTAAAACTGTTAAAGTAGAATTTAAAGGTCCCGTAAGTAAAACAATTGATGATTTACTAGGTGGAATTAGGTCAACATGTACATATGTAAATGCGGGAAATTTAAAAGATTTATCTAAATGTACAACATTTGTTAGAGTTAATAATCAGGTAAATAGAATTTATGGATAATTTTATGGTTTTATGGTTTTATGGTTTTATGATTTTATAAATTAATTAATCTTTGATAATAAATAACTAAATATTATACCTATAATTACTCCTCCAATTATTTGATATATATCATGTTCTTTTAGATATATCTTTAAAAACAATGATAATATACCTAGGAATATTATTAAATTTTTTGTTTTATCTTTAAATTTATTTTTAAAAATTAAATACATTATTATAAATGATATAACTGCTGCTCTTGATGAAGGAAATCCATAAGTTTTTGATTTTACAGGTCTATTTATCTTAAAAGTTTTTTTTAAGATTTTAACTATTATTTGAATAGTTAAAATACCACTTATTAATATTATTGCATTTTTATCTTTCATATAATTAATAAATATATAATTAATTTCTATTAAAATATAATTAATTTTTATTAAAATATAATAATGTTATAATAGTTAATGTTATTGTAAAACCTAATGGTGAATCCCATCTTATACCATCAAAATTATATTCTGATATAGGATATAAAAATTTAGGACCCCTCCATTCTTTTTTATCATGTAAAAAAATATCTAATGTCACTGATATAATTGAAGCATATATTTCTTTTTTTTTTAAAACAAATAACATAATAAACCAAAATATTAATGAATGAGATATATCATATAATTTCCAATCAGTTTGATCCATTAAATCTGGATTTGGCCAATTAAATTTTTTTTTATCGATATTTTTTAAATAATCATATCCTATTCTTGAAAAATAACGTGAAAAACCTATTATATCTGGTAAAGTTGACCAGAATATACCTTCATATTCAAATAATAAATAACCTATAATCCCATGTGAAACTATAGATGGCATATTAATTTTATAAATATAAAAAATATTATACTATATTATAAAATGAAAGGTCAAAAAGTTTATGATTGTAAACGAATGTGTAAAGAATTAGGAGAAACTTGTCATAACACAAAGAATCGTGTTATTGAAAAAATGTGCGTTTGTGAAAAAAAAGATTGTAAAATGTTAGCAGATTATTTACAATGTTTGATGGTCATTGAATGTTTATGTGATTATATTTGTTTATGTGCTTGTGAACATGAAGAAGTAACTTCATCTATTTTATCAGAATTAACTGGTAAATGTACTAAAATTATGGGTTGCATTGATAAATTAATGAAAAATTTTGATGATAAACATTGTTCATATTTAAATTGTGCTCCTATTAAAAAAATGTGTATGAGTTGCAAATCAATGAAATCAGGAAAAACAAAAAAATCAAGGAAATCTAAAAAATCTAGATCCAGAAGATAAATATTTAATAACCATATTTTTCTAAAATATCTTTCGTAATATAGTTTAAAGTTTTTTTATGAGTAGCATCAAGTTTTACTTGTGGAGTTAATTCAGGATGTTCATCATACATTTGTTTCCATCTTAAAGCACATAAACACCAATTATCACCTGGTTTTAAACCTGGGAAAGATCCCCTAGGTGTTGATAAATCATTACCCATTGATTTTGTATAATCTAAAAATTTTTTATTCACTCGACTACATACTGTATGTGTTCCATGATCAGAATCATCTGTAGTACAATAACCTTCTCTAAAATATCCTGTCATAGGATCTGTTCCACATATTTCTAAATCATTATCATAAATATTCGGATTATTAATATCTTTTGTTATTTCTTTTCTTTTAGTTTGATGTTTCTTTTTAGTTTTATCTTTATTTTTAGTTTGTTGATTTTTTTTATTTCTAGGTCTCCCACGTTTATTTCTGGATCTTTTCTTTTTCGGCATTATAATTATTATTAATATTAAAATTAATAACAATTTTATAAATCTTTCCATTATTTATACAATAATAATATTTTATTATTATTATAATATGGTTGATTGTTGTAAACATTCAGAATCAGATAAAAAATGTATAAGAAGATCAGATAAAAAATCATTTAATCTTCCAAGAAGATTTTCAAAGAAAAAATGTAAAAAACCTAAAGGATTTACTATGAAAAGTAGTTGTGCTCCTTATAAAGATTGTTTTTCTAATAAAAAAAATAAAAAAAGAACAAAGAAAAGAAAAAATACGAGATCTAAAAAAAAATCAGAAAAATATAAAAAATTAACTAAATTAGGAGAAGAATGGGTTAAATTTGCATCTGAAGATATGAAAAAAAGAGAATTAGAATTTTTTAAAAATAAAAAGAAAAAAAAGAAAAATAAAAAGAAAAATACTAAAAAAGGTGGGAAAAAATCAAAAAAACCAGTCATTTTACCGAAGTTAAGACCAATAAGTTATAAAAATAAAAAACATAGATACCATATTAAAGATCCTAAAAAAAAAAGAATATTAGCAATAGAAGAGGGAATACGTTCAGAATCAAAAAAAGGTAAATCAAAAAGAGATGCTGCAATTGCAAAAAAAGCAAGATTCAATGTTTTAAGAATTTACAGAAAAAATAACAATTATCAAGAATGTAAAAGATTAACAGATGATATGAAATATATAAGTAAAAAATATAAATTAGGGAAAACTAAAAATATTTGTTTAAAATAATATGAGTAAAAATACTAAAAGAAAAAGAAATTATTCTAAAAGAAAAAGAAAGAAAAATACTAAAAAACAATTTTTATATAATCCGAATGATCCTAAAAAGTCATTCGATGTTTATATAGATAAAGATCCTTCAGATACAATTCCTATTAAATACACAACTATAAATGATGTAAAAAATACAATAAAACTTTTAGAGAAACTTTATAAAAAAGGTAAATATCCTCATAAAAGGATATGGCAAGTTGGAATGATAATGTATGTGAGGTTAAAAGTTTTAAAAAAGAAAAAACCGAAAGAATTTAAATTATCTGAAAAATATTTTAAATTTTTAGGGAAAAGAACAAAAATAAAAAATGAAAAACAAAGAAAAAAATTTAAATTTAATTTTTAAAAATATTATATAATAATAAAATGGGAAAAGAATCATATTGTATTTATAATGCGATGATTGTTGGTGTTGTTTTAAATCTTGTATTACCTTATATTCTTAAACCTTTTGCTACTCCTGAGGAGGTTAAACCACCAAATGGTGCAGCAAATTTATCTATGAAAGGTCAATTTATGCATATGATGGTTCATCATAATCAAGTCCCTTTAGTTAGTTCTTTCATTATTGCTTTAATTGTTGGTTTATCTGTATTTTTAGGATATTTTTTAAAACCATTAGATCGATTACTTAAGTAATTTTTATGAATTAGTAAATGTGAATCTTTATTAAAATAAATAACTAAGAACATAAATATTATGATAAATAATATCAATACTAATATATTCATTTTATCTTATTTCTATGATGATAAGATACTTTTTTATATCTTTGATTTTTTGTATCTTCAAAATTATTATCTTTTAAACTAATATATATCCCTGTTAAAGGATGTAAATAAATTACTGCGAATGTAATAAATAATTTAAATAAATTATGCATATTTCTTTATTTATTTTTAAAAATTCTAAAAATCAAATTTGATTTTTAGTTTTTTAATATTTTTTAAAATAAAAATGATGATGTATTATCGTAATATTTTCAGAATATTCGTGAAAAATACAAATGAAAAAAAAATTCTTTTAGGTAGATGGAATAAACCTAATAATTTAAATGAATTAGAAAGAAAAGTTTATTTAGCAAATTATGACCATTGTGGTCCTTGTGGAAAAATTAAATTATCTGAAGATAAAAAATAATCAATTAATTAAAAAATTTATTTAATCATTTACGTTTTGTCCTTTTACTATGTCTTTTTTTATGTTTTGTATTACCTTTTTGTTTCTTAAATCCATAATAATCTTGTTTTTTTACTGAAAAACCTAAAACTTTTCTTATATTTCTTACAAGTTCTATGTAAAAATTTAAATTAATATTATGATTTACTAAAAAGTTAATATTTTCTTTTTGATATAATGATATTTTTATAATATTTAAATGAATTTTTAAAAAATAAGAACGATTATCTCCAACATTATAAGATATATTTACATAATTATCTTTATCTAGGAAAATACTTGTTGGGAAAAATATTAATTCTTGTTTTGATTCATTATTAGGTAACTGAAAGAATGGTGAAAGACTCGTTATTTCTTTTTTTTCCATATCTAAAACATAAAAAAACCCTGTGTATAATTTAAAGAATTTTTTAAAATAATTTTTATCTCTAGTAGAGTATTCTGATTCATCAATCAAAGATATAATATATTTATTTATTTCAGTATTATTCTTATAATCTAATACAGCATGACCTAAACCAAGGAATTTATTAGTTCCTTTTAATTTTATTAAATTTGTACTATTCCTTAAATGAAAATTTAAATCGGGAAAACTATGATCAATTTCTTCAATATATTTATCTTTCTTTTCACATATAGATTTACAATCAAAATTTTTCTTAACTTTAAAAATAGTTAATGGATTTATATCATATAACATATATAAACCATTTTTGTATTTAAATGATCCCCAATTTTTCTCAAAATTTTTTGATAATTTTTCACATAAAACATCTTTTTTATCATCATATGATAATGTATCTAAATCTATTTTTGATAAAAACATATGTCTAGGTTTTTTACTCGTTTTTTTTGAATAATTTAACTCATTTACGAGTATGTATATATCACCTTTAAAATAAAAAAGTCTAGGATCTTCAGGACCTTTTAAATCTTTTTTTTGATCATGAGGTATAATTTCTTTAATCTTTTTTTTTGTTAAATCAGTATTTATAGATTCTGCTTCAAAATTAACTTCTAAGATATTCTGTTCTAGTTTTTCTAATTTATCGTTAAATATCGAAAGAACAACAAAATTATATCCTTCCCATGTTCTAACATCACCATACCAACCTCTTGATGCAATTAATAATTTATTTGTGTTTTTTATTTTCAATATTGAACTATTGAATACTGTTACATTTTTATCATTTAAAAATTCATCATCTTTGATTATTTCTTCACTAATATTAATACATTCTAATTTTAATTGTTTGTCTGTAAATTCATACTTCATTATACAATATAAAATATAAAAAAAATATTATTATGTTTTTTTTCTTTAATTTTTTATCTTTTTTTTTCATTTTTTTTAATTTTTCATTTAAACAATTTTGTCAACCAATCCATACTTCAAACATTTTTTCGCATTCCACAGAAGATCACGTTTCAATACACTGTCTAGTTTTTTTGCCAATTTCTCATTTTTGCATCGGTTATTCATGAAATTCCTCATATGCTCCATCATAATATCATTGTTTTTCATATCGTCTTGACATTCAGAATACTTCCCCATACATCCGCTTCGGATCTCATGAATAAGCATGTATGCATTTTCACGGATGTATCTTTCTTTCCCAGAAAGCGAGATAACTGTTCCAGCACTCGCAACACAACCCTCATTGATGGTTACAATATCGATCTTTGATTTTTGAATGAAATCTGCAACATTAAACGCAGCATGAACCTCTCCACCATCACTGAAAATGTAAAGGTAAATCCTCCCAATTTCATCAAACTCAGACTTTATATGTTGAACGGCGACATACTCTTGTGCCTTCCTGAGACACTCAATCAACTTGAAACAACTCTCACGATTGACTGGAGAATGGAAATGAACACGGTTCTCCTCAACCTTGATCATGTTTTCATCAACATCCTCATCATCTGAATCATCAGACAGAGTCATCATCTTGTTCATCATCTTCACAGACATCTTTTTATTACTTCGTTTATTCCTATTACTTCGTTTATTCCTATTACTTCGTTTATTCTTTTTCTCTTTTTGTTTAATACGAAAAAAAATATCTTTTTCAAATTTTTTAAATCTTTACCTTTTACAACAACCGGATATTCCCATGATAATCACATGGGAAATCACCAGTGAAACATATATATGGATGCTCTTCAGGAGGTCTTATCCCATACCATGGACACTCTCCTTCCATCCACTCTAAATACGATTCATAATAATCTCTGATTTCTAAAGTATAGTAAGTTGAATTCCAAACCCAAGTATTAGTTTTAAACAATGTGTTCACAACATGTATCTTTTCATTGATCTTTGCTCTCACGTCCTCTTTTCTCATATTACCTATTTCATCTGTAACTATTGTTCTCCATCTGATAAAATCATCTCTGAATAAATCGATTGATTCCATTACTCGCATAGATATCTTTGATGTATTGAAATCAAATGGGACAGTTATGTGATCTGATCCACCTGGACAGAAATCGTATAATTCAGGATTATTTACCATATGACATCTTTTTTCTGGACAGATTCTCAGTGAATCATGCCACTCTCTCGCTTCATCTTCAACAAATTTCCTTCGCTTCGGTCCGATGTGTTTCTTCATCATATCCACCACTAAATCTGTGGGGAGACCAATCTTGAGAACAAGGAACAATGATACTTTTTCATTCCAAGTGAACATTTTTCTGTTTCTGTTTCTGTTTCTGTTTCTGTTTCTGTTTCTTAAAAAAAAAAATGATAAAAATTATTCAAATTTTTTTTAAATCTTTCTTTTTTTATTTCATAAGACTAGGAAAATTATCTTTCGTTAAATTCTTTTCATCATTCAAACTATTATCTACTTTCTGTTTCCAAAGAGAAAGATTTATTGTTTCTTCTAATCTCGATTGTCGTTTTATTAAATTTTCTTTTTGTTTTTTTATATCTGAATATACATTATCAACTAAACTATCAAATGAATCTGTTCTAACTATTAAATTACCAGATTCATAAAATTTAAACATTCTGTATTTCTTTTTTTTATTTTCTTTTTTAATTTTCTTTTTTTTATTTAATCAAATTTCAAAAATTTAAATGACAGAGTAATTTATGTAAAAGGAATAATAAATAAATCATAAATAAGAATCCAAATTTTTTCCTTAATCCAGACCACTGAAAAATATAATATTGTGTATTATCCATTTAATTAATATTTTTTCCTTTCATTTATAAAAAAAAAATTAATATTTTTTTTATCAAATTTTATTTTTTAAATAATCTATCTACCATTCCACCATGAATATGCTATACTTGTCCCACTCATAACCTTAGTTTCACCATCCTCAACCACTACCTTATCTCTGCAATAACCCCAGTATCCACCCGTTATATCTTCAGGATTTGGTTTTGAATAAATTGAGAAAAACTTTTCACCATATCGAGTTTCAATAGGTGATTCATATTCTAATTCAGGATTATCACCAATAACTAATCCTGAAAATGGTTCATGGTTCAACCATTCTTTGTGCTTTTTCTGAAGAAATTCTCGCAGATATTCACTATTAGAATCACTCAACCCCGAACCAGATTCATTGTAAATTGTAATAATTTCATTTTCATAATCACCCGTATCGTCTCCGTCAAATCCACATATATCAATAACAACTCTATACTTACCATCAATTGCCTTGCTGAGAATGTTTAAAACATCAATACCATAAACTTCATCATTGCCTAATTCTTCACGCAAGAAAGCATCTTTATTAAATTCCCCTGGTACAAAATCTAAAGCAAATTCATCTGTCTTTTTCAAGAATCTAAAATTATTTGATGATTCTCCATCATGATTAAACAATAATGATTGGTATCCTGAAGAATAATCATCTGAATAAAGATCACTCTTCCAGGTAATAAAATCATTCAAGAAAATACATTGTGAATTTCTTGTTCCATAAATATCACAGTAAACCAGTATTTCTTCATTATCAGTTTTCTCAACTATTTTCGCAAAGTATCCATCTTCCTTTCCATTACGGAAACTCCAGTAACTAGTATGGCCTCGTTCGGTTGTATGGTCTTTTAAGAAATATAAGTCTTTATGCATTCGCTTTTTCTTTTTCACTTGTTCATTCTCTGGCATGTACCATAAGATCCCCCTTACAACTTCTTCTGGGACGTGATTGAAACCGATCAAAAGACGAAAGATTTGATTGATGATCATTGTTTGTTTCTGTAATTTTCATAAATTTATGAAAAAAAAATAATTCAAATTTTTTTTAAATTTCTACTTTTATACTAATTAACAATCGTTAAGAATTTTTTTTCATTTCTCTTGTAAGTAAGGATAAATGGTTTTTCATCATAATTTTCTTCTTGTTCATCGTCTGTTTCTTCAAACAATTCAAAATCATTAAGTGCTTCTTCAATTGAATTAATACACCACCCTGAACGATATGTTAAAGAATCTCCTCCATCACCATAAATAAGGTTTACAGAATCAACTCTACTTTTTAAACCTTGTTCTTCCATCCATCCTGGAAGTTCATCATTCCAATCAGGTAATGTCTCTATTTTCATAAATCCATTTCTGAAAAATCTCACCATCTTTAAAATTTGTTTTGATCTTCTCCACATCCCCCCATCAAAAGGTAATGTACATGTCACAGGAACCGATGAATTCATCAAATGGAATTTCCTTTGCTTACTGAGTTCTCTGACACGATTCCACCTTTCTTCTTTTGTAGTTCTCATTGATTGATGGAACTTTCTTGCCTCTTGTTCTTCATAGTCCCGTTGAAGAGGTTCCAATATATCAATAAGATATTTCACTAAACCTGGATCACCCAGGAACCTTACTAGGATAAGAGCGACATCAGATTTAAATTCAGAGTTCATTTTGAGTATTTATTTGTTCTTATATATCTTATAAGAAATAATTCAAATTTTTTTTAAAAAAAAAGATAAAATAAAAGATAAAAAGATAAAAAAAGGTCTCGCCGGGAATTGAACCCGGATCGCAGGATTCAAAGTCCTGAGTGCTAACCATTACACCACGAAACCAAATGCATGAAGAGGGATTTGAACCCTCGAAGCGTGACGCATATGAACTTGAGTCATACCCCTTTGACCAGACTTGGGTATCCATGCTTATTCCCATACCGGGACTTGAACCCGGGTCGCCTGGGTGAAAACCAGGTATCCTAACCATCTAGACTATATGAGAAAACTATAACGAAAGATACTTTTCCTTCCGAGTATGTAAGTATACTAAACTCTGCCCACCGTGGGACTCGAACCCACGACCACAAGATTAAAAGTCTTGCGCTCTACCAACTGAGCTAGACGGGCATAAGTATCCTATGTGGGGTTCGAACCCACGACCTCGAGCTCATAAGACTCGCGCTCTAACCAACTGAGCTAATAGGACATAATAGTATCGGTGGGATTCGAACCCACGAAGCATGTTGCATGTGATCTTAAGTCACACCCCTTTGACCGCTCGGGAACGATACTTATTGCTTTAATAAATCATTAAAGACTTAATACTCCATGTGGGACTCGAACCCACAACCCTCAGATTAGAAGTCTGATGCGCTATCCAATTACGCCAATGGAGCATATGCTTATAATCACTTTATAAGACTTTATACTAGAGGAGGGATTTGAACCCTCGAAGCGTTTCGCAAGCGATCTTAAGTCGCTCCCCTTTGACCAGACTCGGGAACCCTAGTTTTAACTATAACGATAAGATACTTTTCCTTACCGAGTTTGTTAAGGTAACTACACCTTCTCCTCCAGCTGGGTTCGAACCAGCGACCTATCGGTTAACAGCCGAGCGCTCTGCCAACTGAGCTATAGAGGAATATGTCATTTTAAGACTGACAAGTCGTTGCCCACCGTGGGACTCGAACCCACGACCACAAGATTAAAAGTCTTGCGCTCTACCAACTGAGCTAGACGGGCATATTATCTCAGAGAGGTTTCGATCCTCTGTCCTCCAGGTTATGGGCCTGGCACGCTAACCACTGCGCCACTGAGATATTATTTTATATATAATAATTTTATCTATATTATATATTTTCAAATTTTTATAAAAAGTCCTTTATAAAATTTTTTATTTGATTCTATTCTACGATATACTATATTAACATTTTTTTAAATAGTTTTAAAACGCATTTTTTATTTTATTTTATTTTTATTCTCAAAATAATTTGTTATTTAAAAAAAGAAAACTATATTTTAATGGAAAAATAAAAATGATCTTTGATATTCAATTATACTTAGAAATTGTTTTTACATTATTTATCATTATTGATCCTTTTGGATATAGTTTAATATTTTTTACTTTAACAAAAGATTATGAAAAAAATATCAAAAATAAAATATCAGTTCTTTCTGTATTTTATTCATCAATAATTTTAATATTATATCTTTTCTTAGGAAATATTTTATTAAATTTAATTCATGTTGATATTGGAGCGATGAAAATCACTGGTGGATTAGCATTATTTAAAACAGCATATACAATAGTTTATAGTGAAAAAAATAATTATGAAATTGTAAACAATTTAAATGATACAAAAATAGCAATTTATCCTTTATCAACTGGAATCTTAGCAGGTCCAGGGACATTAACAACGATAATAATTTTATCACATGATTATTCAGAATTTTATGAATATTTTACAATGATTTTAGGTATTTTTACAATCTTATTTGTTTGTTTAATATTTAGTTTATTAACAGAATATTTAAATCGTATTGACCGGAATTTATTAGATATTCTGAACATTACTATAGGGATTTTATTATCATCATTATCTTTAACATTTATTATCAATGGTATTAAATTATTTTTTTAATAAAATAATTTAATTATAGGGTGGTATAGTAAATGTTAAATAATTATTCCAGTTATTTGGAAACCCTTGAATTCCAACCTTTACTTGCTGTTCACTGTGTCCATTGTTTAGTGTTATTTGTGCTAATAAAATATTAGATCCTGATTCAGATGCACCAGCATCAACAAAACTTAATATTTGATCTCCAGGGTATTGTTCACTAAATGGTGATTGTGTTGATAAATTCAAAGAGTTTTGTTCATCCCACATATAGTTCGGTTCTGATGCACTCTGGTGGTGTCCACTATTCCAAATAAGAGGACCACCATTTTCTGCACATGCATCTGCACAGAATTGGGTCTGGAGATTAGGACTGCAATCACAAGACCATCCTGCCTGTGCGACAGTTTCATATTTTAATCTGTGTGTTTCTCCAATCGTAATCCATGAGTCAAAATATACATCTTCATTAGTTATATCATTAATATCACCAACCCATTCTGGATCGCCTGTTCGGCGATATACAGGTGATATAAGGTCTATATTATCAGTTGTAGCATCGCTGTTGTCTACTTTACTCCACATTGAATAAACCCTAGTTTCAGGCCATTCTCTCTGACACCACTCAATTCCAACACCGGTGGCAAATACGCAATCTCTAAAATAACGATTACAATATGTATCTGTTAATGTGTGATTTTCATAATGTTGACTATTACATTTATGTTTATAAGATGGTGGACACTCTATATGTTTAGTGACTCCGGTTGATGGATCAGCATTTAAAGAAGTTAACATATTAATTTGTTTACCAGTTGGCAAATCTAAATAAATTCTGTAAGTAACATATCCTTGTTTCCCTTCGATTAGTTTTAATAATTTTAATTTTATACCATTATCACCACTCCCGCTACTATCTGATTGGACTGTAATATTCGTATTATCCACACTATCAAAACCATAAGATCCAACTCTTATAGCATTTAAAGTATTTCCAACGATATCTGTTATTACTTCAACTTGTGTAGGGTCTTGTGTAGTATCTTGGTGGGTTGAGGGAGCAGGAGCAGGAACAGGATTACATGCAACATTTGTTGGTGTAACAAAATCACCAGCAGTATGACATCTTGGTTGTCCAGATATTGTGAACCCATTAGGACAATGATAATCACAACTAGTACCTACAGTAAGATTATTGATATAATCACCACTACAAACAGACCCATCATTAACATTTGAATCATCTTTGTATATTCTAGTTCTTTGACAAACGTCCAGTGGATCAGTAATTTCACATCTTGTTCCAGAAAATCCAGGAGAACAATCACAATTAAAATTAACACTATCTATATTTATACATCTACCACCATTTTCACAACCTCTTACTTTTTCACATGGTAATTGACAATGAATATTTCCTTCATTAAATTCTCCATTAAAGCAACTAGGTTGTTGATTATTTATAGAACTATATCCACTATTACATTGTACATTACAATTGTAACCACTTATTAATGTTCCACCTGGATCACAATTACTTTCCCAGTTTGAATTTTGTCTCCATAACTGACCTGATGTTGAAGGTATTTGACAATCTCGAACTCTTGTACAGCACTCATCTACACTACAATCTATACTACTACATTGTATATCATTTGGAGTATCGCTAATTTGATTTTCTTCATTTGAGCAATCAAATACTTCATTTGTATCATCACCTTTAATATCACCACATGTAAAATCAAGGGAGGGTGGGGGGGTTAATCTTAATGGTCCGAGTCGCCGAGAATGATGTTGAGTATTTGGATCTTCCGGTGGTGGTGGTGGTGAAGCACCCTGACCTTCAGGTGGTGGTGGTGGTGAAGCACCCTGACCTTCAGGTGGTGGTGAAGCACCCTGACCTTCTGGTGGTGGTGAAGCATCCGGATCTTCTGGTGGTGGTGGTGTATTATCATCATCATCAGAATCAAAATATCCTTGTTGATAAGCAAATGCTACACCACCTCCAATAACTAAGCAAATTATGAATACAATGATTATTACAACCATTGAATTGTCATCTTCTTCCATTATTATTATTATTATTATTATTATTATAAAAAAAAATTATTTTTTTAATAAATAACCAATTATAAATACAATAAATAAAACAAACAACATACGTTTTGTATTGTCATTCATACTTGTTAAATTCTTTAATAATTGATTATTACTATTATTACTATTATTATTATTATTATTTCCACATGATTCACCGATATTTGCGAAATTCTCTGTATGTCCTGGTATTTCAAGACTAAATGATTCTTGCCAATCATCGCCACTATTACTTCTTCCTTGAAGTCCTCCTGTAAATTGGAAGGATTCTCTCCCGGTTTTTGGTACAGTAAATTGTGCTATAACAATATCACTAGTGTCAGCACTCGGTCCATTATCTGGGTCCATCCAGAATACAGCACCATCAGTCACTTGAAGTGGAATTGTTTCATTCCAAGAATTAAAGTCAATGCCGACTGTTGATAAAGTTGAACCAGCAGAACCATCTGTTATACCAACTGTGAGATAAGAATCAAAGAATGCATTCGGATGTATGGCAGCAAATGCTGGTGAGATACCACCGATGTTTGTCCCAAAAGGCATTTCATAATGATAAGATGGTGGGCAATTCAGTGGCATTTCTGTATCGCCAAATATTGTATAAACATTTTGAGCATTGCCTTGTAAATTTATAATAACTCTGTATGTTTCATGGTTATCATCTACACTATCTCCCATCTTATCTGCACGTATAGTAAAATTATTTGGAGTAGGTGTGGG